ACCTGCGGCAACAGGAAGAGTGCTTGAAACTATGATAGGCATACCTTGGAAGGTTTCAATCGGCTGCAAATCAGCAGAAGGAACCAAGGTTGTTAGTTCAGCGACCTGCATTGCTGCATAAGTCTTAGGATGAACAACCATGAATAGCTCATCATCCTGATACTCTCCAAATAGTGAACGTGCTTGTATGATTGCAGAAGCACTAATAGCAGCAGAAGAACCGTCTTCAATTACAGAACCAGCGTCTTCAGCATCAATACCACCAGCAGCACCTACAGCGGAGTTGACCAATGCACGGTCATATTCTCTAGCCCAGAATGAAGCAAGCTTCTGTGCCAATGCTCCAAAAGGATCAGAACCAGTCATGGTAGCAACTAGATCGTTGTAGCTGTAAAGCTTACCACGCTCAAGAATTGGAGCAACCTGCGCAGAAGTGGTCAATGCCGTTGGAGTTAGTCCAGCAGTGTCATTCAACACTTCAGCTTCTCCACCAAGACCGTTCCATGCAGGAACAGTTACAGTTCTACCATAGTTAGGAACAACAATGTCACTTTGAACTACAGCACCGCTCTGGTAAAAACGGCTTCTTTTACGAACGTCCGCCTGTACGTAATCACGAAACGTTTGCGGCTCAAATGTTAGATCAGTCAAATCAGTCATAATATTTCTCCTTTATTTTTGAATATTTTTTAATTGACTATGCTTTTATTTATAAAAGCTGTTATGTATTTTTTAATAATTAAAGTCGCTGACTAAAATTTTAGAACCGCAGGTTCTTACTTACGCTTGGCAGCACGTCTCATGGCTTCTGTCAGACTGTAGTTTGGATCGGTTGGATCAAGACTAAAATCTAACTTACCATTAGTCGGTCTGGTTCCAGAGCCAGAAGCTCCGGTTCCTTCAAAGCATCGAGAATAAATCTCATCAGCTTTAAGTTCTTTCACCAAGTCTTCAACAGTTGCCTCATTACCGTCAATAAAATAAGGCTTACCGTCCTTCGAAAGAACTTCAATTTGTACATCACCGTCATCGGTGACTGTGTCTTTCAATCTGTTCCTGATCACAGGCTTTAACAATTCCGAAACACCCTTGTGTTTTGCTACAGAATCCGTAATCAAAGATTCTATCTTTGATTCTCTGTACTTGTTAACAAAAGAGTTAAGCTTATCTCTTTCTTTTTGTACTTCAGCCTCCAAGGATTTACGAAGTTCTTCTACCTTTTCGTCTGAAGAATTATCTTTCTTAGCTCTCTCTAGTTCCTGTTTTAGATTTTCAACGCTTGATGCTTTAGATCTAAGATCTTCAACGTCAATTCCCTCAAACTTTTTAACAGACTCCTTTAGGGTCTTAAGCTCTCCTAGCAATTAATCACGCTTTGAAACCAAAGGCTGTTTGTATGACTCTAGTAGTGCTTTACCATCTTCAGTTTCTTCAAGAAACTTCTTTACTTCTTCTAAATTCATTGTTTTCTCCTATATGTGTATATTTGTTGTTCAGGCGCTGCCTGTATTACTATTTAGCGATTCTAAAAAAAAAAATTATTAGTTTATAGATTCATCGTTTTGTGGATTTGTCAACAACAATCTTCTTTCGGTAATTTCTTTTAGAGCCTGAGATGGTGTAAGTATTCCAGCTTTGACCATTGCTAATACGTTTTCTATTCCAGCATCTGGTGTAACAGTTAAGGTAGTGTCTATCGTAACTGTAGCATCAACTTCTTCAGCCATATATTGTCCTGCATACCAAAGTGCTCTTTCTAATGATGATGCAAGATCAATTGTTATAACTTTCAAAATACTATTCTTAGTATGTTCATCTAAAAGCCTACCTGTTGCTGTTTCATGAATAGCTTTAGGTGTTGTAAGTTCTAATCCTAGAAGAGACATAGACGCTTTCAATTCATTAATATTTTGCATATAAGTACTAATACCAGAACCGTTAAGCTCTAACCAAGAAACATCACCATCAGAATCAACATGGAAACCAGAGTTGGGCGAAATTACAATTTCGTTAGTACTTTCACCAGTTGTTGGATCTATCTGGTCTTTCATACCTTTTATTACTAACATTGGCATTGCACCATAATGCAAAGCAACATCAACATCAGATGTTTTCTGATAATGTTGAATGTTTAAGTATGCAAGATCAAGTAAAGTGGGTTCTCCCAAAAATGGAGATATTTTATTAGCATATACAGGAGTAATTGGTATCCTTTTCATGTTTCTTATGATGTTTTTATCATAAAGATACTCATTACCGTTCTTGTCTTCTCTCCATATTGTATAACTCACGTTACCGGACTCATCAAAAGAAAACTGTTTCACTTGATATTGTGAAACTGTAGTAAAACCATCATATTCTGAAACTTCTTCAAAAAACCTAAAGTTGATCAACTGTGCAAGACCGTCGATGTATCCAACACTTAGATCTAATACTTGTGTGGGTTTAATGTTTACGAAATAAGGATATGCACCAGCAAGTCTTTCGTCTGCTAGTGTAGAATTAGGTTCAATTACTGGAAAGTCTGTTAAAAGGTAAGTTATTCCGTATTTTATGGCATCGTTCAAAATATCCTTTGAAAAGGATTCCAAGCTTGTGCCCGATTGATCAGCATTGAATATTAAGGGTTCCAAAGAAGATGGAACACCATCAACTTGAATTGGTTTGGTAAAAGCTTTACCGACAGACTGCATTATTACACGCTTAAATACTGGTTCCATTACAGAACGATCTAATCTCATTTGATAATTTGCAGAAGTTTCTTTAGGTTCTTTTTGAAGATAAGTATTACCTTCTCTTCTCATGGCCTCTGTACCTTCCCATACATCATCTACAATAGTGTACTTATCGTGAAGATTTTCAAATGTCTTTGATGCTTTAAAATGTGGATTCATTTTTGTTTTATCCTTAAAGTGTTTTTTGTATTTATTATTAGAGTAGTCATCATATTTATTAACTTTTATATATTAATCAAAGAATGGCTTTTGTCTAATTCCTTTAGATCTAATTGGATATAACTGATAAACCGTATATGAAGATGAGTCAAAAGGATGATCCAGATTACTGTGTTTATCCATCTTTCCACTCTTGTCGTATGTCAATCCAAGTAAAGACTCGACCAAATACTTACATTGTGGGTTAACAAAATATCTTCTTGTTCCATCTGCTGCACATACCAAAGCATTGAATGAATTTATTCTGTCGTTCTGGGTAGGATTTGAATTATCACAAACGATTTTACCGACGGTTGAAAGTATCTGATGGTCTGTATTTTTAGACGAAGTTTTTCTGGCAGATCCCGTAGCGTCAGGATAAAAAATTATATTGCCCAGCCATTTTGAGTATTTGTTTTTTACAAGATTTGCCATTTTCTGCGTATTAGTGTTTGCTACATATAGCTCTTCGATAGCATGTAGTTCTTCAACACGACTTTTGAGTCTTCCATTTGGATAAAACTCTTGCTTGACATTTACCTGATGTATTACCATAGTATACGGATTTACGTTAAAATCCACTCCTATCAACAATGGTTTAGATGGATCGAGTTTTATATCTGATCTGTTTAGAATTGTATCAAAGTCTGGTACAACTCTTCCAAATCCAGAATCTGGATCACAAAGAAACTCGGCCTTGTACTGTGAAGGTGACATTGATGATTTTAAAAACGCTATCATTTCTGGATTATTATTTGGTGTAGGTGAATCATGGACTGTTACTTTCCAAGATCTAAACCCCGGTGTATAATCTGGATGCCCCAATTGACCTTTTTCGTAGTATTTCCAAAGTATGTTGCTTCTGGTTCTTACGGTTCCTGCTAGTATCATTCTACCATTACGAGTAGAAAGCATTGGCTGTACTTTGTTTATTGAATCTTCGGATAAAGATTGTGCTTCGTCAAATATAGCTAAATCTGCTGTAGAACCGAGTGTAGCGTCAACATTTTCGAGACCAGAACATCTTATGGTTGAACCGTTTATTAGTTCGACATACATATCAGAACGGTTGATATTTTTTATAAGTGATTGAGGAAAAATAGGATCAGATCCTTCAAACATTACTTTCCATAGGTTGTACTTTACCTGTCTATGAGTAACAGCAAAAACAAGTATGTCTTTCTTTTCTTCAAGTGCTTCTTTATAAACAATAGCCCTAAGTACTGTCGTCTTACCAGACTGTCTAGAATTTAGTAAGACTCTTACCCTAGCCTTAGATAGTAATACTTCTACCTGATAGCCTGAGAGGTGTCTCAGGGTCTCTGTGGGGCTTAATAGTACGTTGTACCCATTCATTATCCAGAGTTTCCTGAATCCTCGGACTGTTCTAGATACTGTTTGTCAAGTTCTTCCGCCCTATCGAAAGCTTCTTTTGTAATAATAATTCTAGGTATATCACTAGGTGTTTCAGAAATATCCTGTATCTGTTTTGGCATAGATTGTTCCGCTAAAAACTTCACTATAGATACAAGATCTTTTGCAGATAGTTCTTTGTTAGACAATTCTTTTATTATTCTAGGCAGACCTTTATTCTCCAATGCATCTAGACACATTGAGCGTACTCTAAGAATCTGTTGAGCATGATTAGAAGAAACTCCTCCTTTATTACCGGAGTATCCTTTTACAAACTTACCGTTTTTGTAACGTACTTGTCCAGATTCATTTTTGTATGCTATCTTTCCTTCATGAATAAAAGCGTCTACGGCCCATTGGGGCCATTCTTCTTCTAATGGTATTTGTATTTCTGGCATTTTCAATCCTCTAGTCGCTGACTGTTAGGGTTTTGTGTATGTGTGTAATCTATTTATCTGTTATTAAATTCAATAAGAATGTTATAGATGTTATCGATCTTTTTTGATATATCGTTAGCATCTTGAGAAGTTTTGTCTAAATATTTTTCTAGCGCATCTTGTTTTTGTTTGATGATGGCGGTTTCTTTTTG